CATCATTTCATTCCGCGACCAGGCGTCACCCGCCTTGCAGCAGTTGCTTGCCGACGTGCGCAACACGAAGCCCATGCTGACGGCCGCCAGCCGTGGCCTGGCCAACCTGCTGCGTGACCATTTCGCCGAGATGGACGCCACGCGGCCAAACCGCATGGGTTGGGACCGCCAGCACTTCTGGAGCGATGTGCGCGGCACGGTCCAGAACCCTGTCATCTTCGCCGACCAGGCGTCGGTGAGCATTGACCACGTGGCTTTCCGCCAGAAGCTCGAAGGCGGCGAGATTGTGCCCGTCCACGGCGAGTTCCTCACCATTCCGGCCCTGGACGAATCCTACGGCAAACGCGCGCGGGAATTTTCCGATTTGAAATTTGGTTTCGCTCCCGACCCGGAGACCGGCGATCTGCGCCCGGCCCTGGTCGCGCAACGCGGCACGGCCACGTACATCCAGCGGGGACCGCGCGCGAAGAAATACAAGGCCGTCGCCGAGGAGGTGGGGCTGGTCGCACTGTTCTGGCTGGTCCGCCGCGTCGTGCAGGCGGCCACGCCGGGCGCGCTGCCCACCGAGGAAGAAATGCTCGCCGCCGCGCTGGCCGGCGCGGAGGAATGGGCCGCCGCCATCATCGCCCAACCCAACAGCAACAACTGACATGAGCGGACCCAATACAACCCTTCAAGCCGCCGTCAAGGCCCGGTTACAAACGAGCACGATGCTCGCGCCCATTGCGATGGAACTGGAGGAACTTGGCGATATAAACGCGCGCATCGAAGCGCGCCTGATCAAAAAGGGCGTGGACGCCGGCACCGGACACAAGCTCGGCCTGGCGTTCCTGATTCTCACGCCCAAGGGCCGCGCCACTGATCCGATCCAGACCGAGAACCAGATGACCACGGTGCGCGTCTCGCTGTTTTGCAATCCGCTCATCAATAAATCCACGTCCGGCTACCAGCTCGCGCCGCTGGACGTTCACGACGAAGCCGTGCGCGTGATGGTCTCCTGGAATTATCAGCCGGGCCAGCGCGTGCGGCTCAAGACCTGGGACTCGATGGAAAACAACAAAGGCGAGATCAGCTACTTCGCTGACTTTGACGTGCCGCACCGAGTTCCACTGACACCACCCGTTCCGTAAACATCAACACTCAACCAAAACCAAAATAAAAATATGCAAGCACAACCATCCGTAATCACCACTGGTGATTTTCTATACTTTGCCCCCGCTGGCAAAGCCTTCGTCCTCCCGGCAGCGGGCATCGTGTCCGCCACGTCCATGCCCGGTCCGCTCAATGCCGGCGATCCGCCCGACGCCATCTGGACGACCTATGCCCTGGGCACGGTCAAGAAACCCGCCGTTGACAAATTTGAGGGCAAGGCCATTGAGGTCAAGTCGCCGATGCCTGGCACCGGCATCATTGTCACCAGCCAAATCCTCCGGCCAGAACGCGGCCTCACAATGGAAGTCGAGATGAACGAACTGAGCCGTCTCGCCCTGGCCGGCTTCTACAAGTCCGACCTCATTGAGATCGCGGACACCTCGTTCCATCCGCTCGGCGGCGCGGGCAGCATCACCGGCTGGCTCAAGCGCCAGCGTTACGACGGGATTAACGGCGCGTACATCGTGGACAATTGGTGGGTTGATTTGGACGTGACCGACCTGTCCGTGAATGACACGAACACGATCAATCCCAAGTTCAAGTTCACCTGGCTTTACTCGGCACTGGCCGGCAGCGCGATCTGATCGCCGTCAACCATCGAAATTTAACCATCAATCATTTGAATTATGGCGACCGAAAAGAAATCCACACCAGGCTTTGCCGGCCAGCGTCCGGCGGCAATTGACCATCTCAACCCGCCGAAGCCGGCCAAGCCGGCGGCGGAAGAAAAGCGCGCGGCGGATCACTTCACGCGTCAACGGCCGGGTGCCATCGACCCGACCGCCAAACCGGCGGCAGCGCCGGCAGTCACCACCGCCAAACCGGCGGACAAGAAGTAACCGGAACAATATCCACCGGCGCGCCCGCTTCACGGATGGGGCGGGCGCGCCCCAACAAAAGCAACCATGAAAAAACTTTCTCTCTCAATCTGTATTTTACTCGCGCTGGTCACCGGCTGCTCGGCGCAGTTCACCACCAACGTGCCGGGACGCATTGGCATGGGATCGCCCTTCGGCACCAATCATCATGGATCAATCGGTGCGCTGGCTATCTTTGGCACCAACGCGCCGGCAGGCATGACGAACGGCAGCCGGTTTTCAACAAACCGTCCGGCAGGTTTTCACGACTGGAAGGAATTGATCCCGGCAAATGCGGTCTATCTGTTTGCACCTTTTGGCGCTCACTCCAACTGGCTCTATAACGTTCCGCTTTTGGCGGGATACACTTACACGCTCACCAACGATGGCTCGGCTTGGGAAATTGATGATGAACTCGACATGGACCCGGCCAACCCGTTCGCATCCTGGTTCCCGACGAATGGGTTCACCTCCAACTTCGTCGCCCAGGGCGACACGCTCCAATTTACCAGCACCAACGGTGGCCCGGTTAAAAGCAGTCTGCGTTGGTATATCACCTCGGCCAGAAACACCACGGCTGCCGCCGGCTTTGATTCAGGCTTGGCGTTCACTGGCGACGTGCCGGCCAGCATTTATACCCTCACGACGAATGTTGCTTACGTTTGGCAAAAGGAAATCATCGTCACGGGGGCTGGAATCTCTGGTGCGAACGGAACTTTTCAGCTATGCACTGGCGACCCTGTTTCGTTGGTGGGAAACAACGTCGCTGACCTTTCTTATCCGTTTTATGTGAACAGCGCCGGCTACGCACTGTTCCGAATCAGTGGCAATTTCTCCTGGCCGGGTGCTGTGTGGTGGATAACCGCGACGCTGCCCTTGGGCCTGATTCAATCCGACGGCGTGGCAAGTTACTACGAATCCACCACGTCAACGAACTCACCTGAGTTGTCCACATGGGTTGGCGTCAACCCTCCAAATCCGCCGGGTTCATTTCAGTGGACGCCGGGTTCGACAAACTCGGTTCCAATCATGACAGCCACAAACGCTTTCGTTCCTGTAATCACCATCGTCACCAACTATTGAAAATTTATGGACCCAAAACTTGTAGATGTACACGGCGGCAAACTCATCACCGTCAATTTTGAACCCGTCGCGGACGCGGCAGCCGAGGGCGGCTTCCGAACTCCGTCACCCGAATCCGTGAAGGTGCGGCAAATCCCGGTCCGGGAATACGACGCTGGCTTTGCGCTGCTCCAGGACGAGCCGGCGCTGGTCGGTTTCCTCTGCGCCCGGCCCAAGCAATGGGTGCTCACGCTCACGCCGGATTCCTACGAGGAAGCCCTCGTCACCGGGCGGGAGGTGAACGCGCGCCGTTTTTTTACCTTCTGCCAGCGCCGTACGGAACAAATCGAAAAACAGGATGCAGCTATGATTGGGGCGATGGTCTCGCTGCCGGAGGACAAGCTCAGGATGGCGCTGGAACTGGGACGGAAATCCATGTCGCCGACTACATCGCCCGGCTTTGTGCCGCCACCGGTGAGATAGATCGCGAGCTGGTCACCAGCCAGACACTTGAATGGCTGGAGATGATTGGCGAGGCGGTAATTCGGGAACGTAATCTGCAATTGCTGGTCAACGCCAAGGCAGCGCGGGCCGGCCAGGCAACTGACGACAGCTTTGACAGCTTTGTCGCGGAACTGAAACAACTGATAGGTCGAGAAAAGTGAGCAACAACAATCCAGTCACCATCACGGTCACCGCCGAGACCAAGGAAGCGGCGCAGCGACTACGCGCCCTGGCGCTGGACCTGAAGGCGAACGTCACGGCGTTGGGCTTGATGAGCGATGCCGGCGGCTCCGGCGGCGACGCGTTGAAACATCTGCGCGAGACCTCGCTGCTCACGCGCGAGGCGTTTCACGGGTTGCAGGCCACCACGCTGCTCCTCGGCGGCGAACGGTTTCCGATGCTCGGCGAAGGCATCATGGCGGGACGCATGGCCATGATGTCCATGCGGTCGCTCGCCATGCTCACCGGCGTGGCCCTGGGTGAACTGCTCATCCCGCTGGCGGCGCTCACGGTTGCGCTGCTGCCGACCGGCGTGTTCGCCTGGCGCGCGTACAAGGCCGCCCAGGAAGAGGCGCGGTCGGCGGCTTTGCTTCACGCGCAAACTTTGGAACTGGAAAAAAGTCTGCTCGAACAGGTCGCCGCCGCCGAGAAGGGCAAGGTGGGCGACCCGGACACGCTCGAATACGTGCGCAAGTTACTCAGCATCGGAACTCCCGACGCGTTGCACGAGGCGCAGAAGGCAATGATTGACGAAGGGTTGACCAAACCCGCCGTCGCCGCCGCCATTGAGATAAAAAAGACCGAGGAGAAAATGCAGACCGAGCTTTGGTCGGCAATGGGCAAGAGCGGGGAGATGCAGAAGGTCAAGGCGGAATACGATGCCCGCGTGGCGGACCTCCAAAAGCAATCGTCCACGGCGAGCAAACTTCTCGCTCCAGGACAAACTGCGGATGACCTGGCTGAAGCAAAACGAATCTACGATTTGCGCACGTCGGAATTGCAGGCGCAGATCAATGCCGAGGACACGCGCCAGGTCAAGGAGACGCAACTCAAGCAGCTCGCGATTGACATCGCCAACATCCAGGCCGAGGCCGGCGAGACTGACGACAAAGCTTTGACCGCGCTCAAGGTTCGCTCTGAATACATGCAGCGGATCGGGATGCTGCTGGACCAGCAAGTGTTGACCGAGCAGGAGTACGAGGAAATGCGCGTCGCGGGTTGGAAGAAATACACGGACGAAATTCGTAAGGCAAAATTAGAGGCTCTGGACGCCGTCGCAAAAATGGAGCAATTGCGCCAGGAGACCGAGCGCGCGGCAGTCGAAGCCAAGCTCAAAAGCATCCAGACCAACCCCTTTCTGACTCAGACGGAAAAAGCGGATCAATCCGTCCCGGCGATCCAAGATTTGATGGGGAAGAATGTCACTGCCATGAATGCGCAGGTTGATATTTACAACACGACCAAGGACGACGCAGCCAAAGCCGCCGCGCTCAAACAGATAAACGAACTGATACAAAAACAGGCTGAGTTACAAACCCAACTGAACACCGCACAAGGACAAAATTCTTTTGTTTACCAACTGGAATCCCAGTTGACGGCATTCCGCACGGCGATTGGGAATACGGCGCGCGACCTGGCGAACTTTGCGATGTCCCCGTTCGTCGGGATGCGAAATGGCCTGGCCAGCGCGATTGACACGATGATTGAGAAGGGAACCACGCTGAAGCAATTCTTCAGCACCATCTCCATCAGCATCCTGCGCTCGATGATTTCGGCTTTCTCGGAAATGGTCGCCAATTGGATCATGAGCCATGTCATCATGGCAGGCGTTGCCTGGGCCTGGCATGGACTGCTGAGTCTGCTCGGCATTCAACAGGTGGCGCAACATGCCGCGCAGCAGGCCACCATCGTCACCATCACGGGCACCGGCACGGCCACGCGCGTCACCATCCGTACCGCCGAGGCCGGCCACGACATGGCCATGACGGGCGTCCAGGTCGGCACGCACGCCGCTGGTGAAGGCACCAAGACCGGCGCGACGTTCCTTGGAGCGATTGGCCGCGGAATCATCCGCGTGGGAGAAACCATCTTTCACGGCATTCAAGTTGGCATCCGTGTGGCCGCGCACCTGGCCGGTGAAATTTTGATGACCATTGTCACGCTGGCGCAGTCGGCGATCCGCGTGGGCATCATTTTGATTGAGACCATCGCCTATCTCATCCTCGCGGCAATTGAAGCGATGGCGGCGATGGCAGGAATTCCTTTTGTGGGACCGATTCTCGCCATCGCGGCGTTGGGCGCAATCATCGCCGCCGGCGTGGGCGCAATGGGCGGGTTTGACGAGGGTGGTTACACCGGCGATGGCAGCCGGCATCAGGTCGCCGGCGTCGTCCATAAAGGCGAGTTCGTCTTTCGCGCTTCCGCCGTGGATCGGATCGGCGTGGACAACCTGGCGGCGCTGCATCGCGGCGACTCGCCCGCCGTAACCGGCGGTGGCGGCGGCGGTGGACAAGCTCCCCAGTTCCATTTGCACGTTTGGGACAAGCGCCCAAGCCCGAAGGAATATCTCAACAGCGGTGAGGGCCAGCATCATTTCGTTGAACTCGGCCAGAAACATAAGACGCAAATCGGCATCCCGTCATGATCACCGTCATCAATGGCTGTGTTTTTATTCCCCATCCGTTTGTGTGGCAAACGCCGCCCGTGGCGCGGCGGATTTGGGAAACCGAAATCACCGAGGCGTTGCTCGGCGCGGAGACGCGACAGGCGATGCGCGCGGTGGCGCGCCGGCAGATCATCTTCACCGTCACGGCCGCCACGCCTTCGGAACGCAGCCGGCTGGACGCCCGCGTGGCCGCCGCGCTCAAGAGCGGACTTGGTTGCGCGCCGTTGCATGGCCGCACCTGCTTCCTTGGGGCAAACCTGGCTGCCGGCGCAAACTCATTGACGCTGGCTGCCGGCGGCGGTTGGAACTGGCAGACCGGCGACTACGTGGCGCTGCTCCAGGACGACCAGACTTTTGACGTGTTGCCGGTCACGGGTGTGGCCGGCCTGGTCCTCAGCCTGGCGGCAACCGCACCGGCCTACAACTGGCCGCTCGGCGCGCTGGCGTGGCCGGTCGTCTTCGGCGCGTTCACCGCCGACAAGGAAGCCGCCGTGAGCGGGATGCTGGCGCAATGGAAAGTCACGGTCACGGAGCTGGTCAGCGGCCGTAGCGCGCAGATCGGCGCGACGCCTGCCGGCGCTGCCGGCATCGGCGACATGAAGATCGAAGACACGCCGGAATTCACCGTCGGTTAAACGAAAGGAAAATCACCATGAAAAAACTACTGTTCGCCGTGGCCATTGTTGCCACCTGTCATCTGTCACCAGTTCAAGCCCAGGAGGTCGTTCCGCAAACGCAGCTTGTGCTCAAGAGCTACTTCCAGCCGCACTATCAGCCCACCAGCACCAACTTCTACGAGTTGATCGACACGCTGTTCTGGTACATCAATTCGACCTACACCAACTCCCAGGCCGCATTGAGCAATTCAATCACGAGCGTCAATTCGTTGCCCTACAACGCCTCTTCTTCTTTTCGCCTCGATACCACCACACCCATCACGTCTTACAACACGAACAACTGCGTGATTTCCGGGTTTCATTACAGCTCCGGCACCTGGCTGGTCACCAACACCTTCATCACTCCGTTTGCGGACACAAATTACATGATCAATACCATCAGCAAGAACGTTGGCTTGCTGGATTTTTACACGGTGCCGGTGCAAAAAACGAACTACTGCGTCTTCCAGTTCGCCGCCGGATCAGGCTATGAGTCGCGCGACCCGTTTTGCTTCGTGAACTTTTTCTATAAATGAATTATCTCGGTCGCCAGATATTCCCGTTCGCGCCCAACTGGGCGGACGCGGTCGCGCGGTCAATCACCTTTGACCAGCGGTCCACGTTGCTCGGCTTTGGCGCGGAGTATTTCACGCCCACGGCTGAATACACGGTCAACGGATGGGATTTTTCGGTGCGGCTGGAAAACGGCCCGGCCATGCTCGCGTTCGAGGCGTTCGCGGATTCGCTCGTTGGCCGGCTACAGGGCTTCTGGCTTCCATGTCCCTTGCAGGCGGCCGTATTGAGCGCCGGCGTCTCGACCACGCAGTTTGACATCGTGGCCGAAGACCTGGCGTCGTCCTGGAATTCGCGGCCCGACCAGCATTTGCTTTTTACTTTTCCCGATGGCACGCAGGCCGCCGCCCAGATTCAAGGCGTCGTGGCCAACGGCGCAACGGAGCGTGTGACGCTCACCACGGCGCTGCCGCAAATCCCGGCCGCCAACACGGTCATCACGCGGTTGCATTACGTCCGGTTCGGGCAGGACGTGGAAGAGATGCAGTTCGACGCGGAGAATGTCGCGCCGATCCATTTGACGGCCGTTGAGCTGCCACTGGAATACACCAACGCCGTCACCGGCCTGCAACCGCTCTTCCTTTATCATCTGCGCGCCGCCGCGCCGGTCCTGCTGGATTGGTACTACACGGCGTTTGCCGCGCCGGTTGTCAGCAACGGAAAATTGTTCGCGGCGTTTCCGATGATCCACAAGGCCATCAAACATAGCGCGGATGGAAACAGCAACCAGACGGACATCGAAGCCAAAGCTGATGACTCGCATCCGTTTTCAATGCTGGCCGGTCTGCCTCCCGGCAACGTGATTTGGGTGGACATCCTGCTCTGCTATCTGCCCGCGCCGGATGCGGTCACGAAGATTTTCAGCGGATTTATTTCGACCGTCCCGGACGACATCATCAAGTACACAGCCAACTGCGACACACGCTTGCGCTGGCTTAAGACAAAGCTGCCGCGCTATCTCATCGGCTCGACCTGCAACCACATCCTTTACAACCAGGCGACGTGCGGCGTCGGACGCGCCTTGTTTGAGACCACGGTCAACATCGTCTCGATTGACAACGTAGACCTGCCGCCCACGGTCGTTTGCACGTTCGCTATTGGTCCCAACTCAGGCCAATTCCAGGCGACGGACTATTTGAAGAATGGGATTTTTGAGGCCGGCCTGGGGGAGAACTACGAAATCCGGTCCATCATTGCCTCCAGTTACAACGCCGGCGCCGGGCAACTGACATTGACGCTTAACGCGCCGTTAAAGCGCACTTTGGCCGGCGCTCAGGCGCAGATCGTGGCGGGTTGCGACCACACTTCGACGACGTGCGCGAACAAATTCAACAACTTCAATAATTTTGGCGGCTTTGTGGATGTGCCGGACCGGAATCTGTCATTGAAGGGCATCAATACAAACGTCTCGGCAGGAGGCAAAGGCAAGTGATGCGCTTCTGGACCATCACGTTTTTGATTTGCGCGATTTGCTTCGCGCTCGGCGGCTGCCTGTTCTGCATTGGCAGCCCCGTCACGCTGGCATGGAACGCTTCCACTGATTCCATCGTCGCGGGTTACAACGTCTATTACGGCGGCGCGAGCGGCATGTACACCAACGAGGTGAACGCCGGCGCTGCAACCAGCGTCACCATTTCCAACCTGACACCGGGCGTCACTTACTATTTCGCCGCGACGACCTACAGCGCGTCGGGCGTCGAGAGTCCTTTTTCCTCCGAGCTGGTTTATCGCGTCCGCACCAACGTGGTGGCCACCGCCACGAACCGGATCGTCAAGGTGACTGGCCGGCTGGTCCAGATCACCACCGCCACGAACATCACCGGGCCGTGGCTGGTGATGACGGACTCTTACTTCTCGCCGCCGCTCGTTGTGGCGCAGATGACCAATCCACCGGAACCCACGCGCTTCTGGCGCGGCGTCGTGGTCCTGGACATTTCTCAAACGAACAAATGAAAACTGACACCGATTTTACGCACGGCGGTTTCACCGGCTCTGACACGAATGGAGTGGCGAGTCCCGTCATTGATGGCCAATACCTCATGCCGCGAAAGGTGGTGGAAAAATTCAGCGGTTCCTTGCTTGAAAGTGTCAACGACTGCGCCTTCGCGTCCACATTGGCGGCTGTCCGGGAACTCTCCGAGAACGCCATGCTTCGTCCCGCGCCAAACATACTGCGCTGCATTCCCGTCCAGGTGCGTGAACTGAAACCGCTGCCGGCATGGAAGCGCCGGCAACTCGCCGCTGCTGAAAAATACGCCGCATGAAACCGTTTTACAACACACCGGAACGGATCGCCGCGCTGCGCTTTGCCGCCAAGGAAATGCTTGGAACGCCATTCTCCGCCCACGCGATGATTCCCGGCGTGGCCGTTGACTGCGTCCACGTCAATGGCTACGGATATTTGCAAAGCAAACTGTTGACCGCGCAGGAATATATTTTGCCGGAGTACGCTCTGGATTCCGGCAGTCACTCCAAGGAATCACAACTGCTGAAATGGCTCAACCACCATCCCAAATTTCACCGGATGGAACTGGCGACATTCAACGTGGTGCTGCCGCCATTGATGTGCGGTGACACCATCTGCTTCAACCTCGGCCTGAGCGAACACCACGTCGCCCTGATGCTCGATGAAAAACATTTTGAGCACGTCCTTTGCAGCGTGCATCGGCGCGTCATTGTGTCGTCGCTCGACGAAAGTTATTACCGCCGGCATGTGACGGCCGTCTATCGTCCGATTGAACTGGAGGTGCCCGATGTTCGGTAGCAGCGGCGGCCTTCCAGCCAGGGACAAACTGCCGCTCGGCCAGTTCAGCCAGCGGTCGGACACCAACCAGCAGGCGACCCCACTGCCTTATCTGGCCGGGCAACAGCGCGTAGGTTGCACGTTCATCTCGGAGGCGTTCGACATCCTCAGCCAGTCAGTCGGCGACGGCGGTAAGGGCGGCACGGCCAGTGGCACGAATTACTTCGCCTCGTTCGCCGTTGCCGTCTGTCACGGTCCCGTCTCCAAGTTCCACGACCTATATCTCAATGGCGATCCGGTCTTCGTGGACGTGACGAAGCTTTATTCGGTCTCGCTCACCGAGACCAACAATGTCGCCACGTTTCAGACCAAGAACGCGCACAACCTGGTCACCGGAAACACGGTGGTCATTTACAATGTGTTTCAGCCGGAGTTCAACGGCGAGTTCGTGGTCACGGTCATTTCCGCAACGCAGTTTCAATACACCATTCCCGGAACGTCGCTCATCAATGAAACTGCCAAGGCGCAGTCGGGCACGAAAATTTACGCGGTCGTCAAGCTTGATCCCGTCTCCGCGAACGGCGCCGATCATACGGATTTCACCATTCCCAACTTTGGCACCATCACGATTTACTGGGGAACCGAGACTCAAGTGCCCGACGCTTATCTTTCGGGCACGAGCGGCATCCAGCATCCGGCCTACCGTGGAATCTGCTACATCGTTTTTCACCAGTTCTTTTTGGGCTTCAACCAAACCAGCGTCCAGAACATCGAAGTGGTGGTCGAGCGCACGCCATCGTTCGACTGGATGACCAACCAGGCGCACGCGGTCATCAATGGTGATTGCAACCCGGCCTGCATCGTCGCCGACCTGCTGCTCAATCCCCGCGTCGGATTGGATTGCGATCCGGTTGCCGACGTTAACACGGCCACGCTGGACGCTTTTGCCGAACAATGTTTTTTGGAAAACGCAGGACTCTCGCCGCTCATCACGCGGAGCGAGGAGCTTCGGTCTCAGCTCACGTCGTTGCTCGAAGTCGTGGACGCCGGCATGGGCCTCGATGCTGATGGCCGGCTGGCGCTGGTGATGAACCGCGTGTCCAACGCGCCGGTCGCGATCGGGGACGCGCAGTTGGCCGCGCTGCCCAACTTCAAGCCCGCTGACTGGTCCAGCGTTATTAACGAGACGCGGCTGACCTTCATTGACCGTGACTCCGGCTGGCAGCCGGACTTTGTCGAATGGAAGGACAACGCTGGCATCTATGCCAAGGACCGCCCCGATCCGCAGACGCTGGACCGGCAGATGGTCACGCATCGTGACCTGGCATTGCTGATTGTCTCCATCGCCGGACCAGTCGCCGCACTGCCGGCTTGTGATGGAACGCTCAAGCTCACCTTTGACGCCGGACTTTTTAGTTCGCTCGCGCCGGGCGCGGCCATTGCCTTTACCACGTCGTTACGTCCGGTGATGAACGGTGTTTACCGCGTCACTTCGCGCACCTGGAACGATCCCTCCAAGCCTGATTTTGAAGTGGAGGTCAGCATTGACCGTTCCTACCTGTACACCCAGGCGATGCCGACCAAACTGGCCGCGTCAAAAGTGGCGATGGCTTCCGGTCAGTTTAAGAGTAATGCAATCATTCAGGCACCGGCGACTCCTGATCTGGCTCCACTGCCAGCCGGCTATTCTCGCTTTGCATTGGTTGAGTTGCCGGTCGGTCTGTGTCCGAACAACAAGCCGGCCATTGCCGCCCTCGTCGCGCGTGACACGCAAGGCATGGTTTCCGCGCAATTGTTCCTTGGCCGCAACTTCGTTTTTAACGGCGATCCGCCCGACAGCTTTTTCATGTTGAAAGCCATCACGCGGTTTGCCTTCCACGGCACACTGGCGGCGGACTTCGCGGCGGCCACGGCCTTCACCGCCATTGCGAACGCGCTGCCGGCAGAGGCCACGGATAATCCTTTCCCGCTCACTGATGGATTGGCCCTGCAACTCGACGGCCCGGACATTATTTTGCCCGACGTGAGCGACTTCGACGCGCTC